AAGGATTATGCCATCAGTAGATATTATTGAGTTTGGTGTAGAAGATATAGTAAGGTCAGGTTTGTGTAAAGAATATCTACTTTCTAAATTGGAATTAAATTTATGAGTTTTATCCATTGTAATTTTTTAGGTGATCTTGAATTAGATAAAAGAGAAACTCCTGGTTGTAGGTTGTATCAATTGCCAAGTGGTAAGTGGGTTCCATCTATTACATCAGTCACGTCTTTTTATAATAGACAAATCTTTATTAACTGGAGAAAGAAAGTAGGTGAAGAAGAAGCTAATAAAATAACCAAGGCAGCAACTGCTCGTGGTACTGACTATCATGAAGCAGCACAAAGGTATCTTGAGAATGAAGAGATGGACTGGGATTTATTTACTCCAGTCACGAAGTATATGTTTCATCATGCTACACCATATCTGGATAAGATAAATAACATACACGCTATAGAAAGGACTCTCTACTCAGAATACCTTGGTCTTGCTGGTAGAGTTGATTGTATAGCGGAGTATGAGGGTGAGTTAGCAGTCATAGATTTCAAGACTTCAACTAAGATTAAACCTGAGAAATGGTTAGAGAATTATTTTGTGCAGGAGATGTTCTATGCTGCTGCTTACTATGAGTTGACAGGTATATCAGTTAAAAAGTTAATCACTATTATGGTAACTCCTAATGGTGAGGTAAAAGTATTTGACAAAAGGAACAAAGAGGATTATATTAAATTATTAGTAAGGTATATTAAAGAGTTTGTATCTAACCACACTGGGACGTAAATTGATGGACAATGAATTAGAAAAGGTATTAGACAAGAACTTAATTTTTTAAAGAGAACATCCAGAGCTAAACTACCTATATTTTAATGATGCCCTTTGATTGCTATAAGATTTATCTTGCACTCAAGAATCACTTTACTAAAGATTCTTATGATTATCATAAGTATAATGGTAGAACCAGAGCAACAGTAGAAGCATTCTATAAGAGAAAGGATAGGTTCTGGTTTGAGAAGATGTGTAGGAAGAAGACTGAGAAGGAAGTAGAAGATTTTTTTGTAGCAAACTTTGTGTCCTGTAGTGACCCTGAGACACTCTGGATTGGAGATTTAATGAAGAGTGGAGATAGTAACTATAATGAGTGGAAGAAGAGAGTGCAGTCCCTCTCATACCTCTTTAAGGAGGAAGTAGATACTAATATATGTGGTAATGATTTTGATAAACTGTTTAGTATAGATGGAGGTAGACATCCTCAACTTTTAAAGAAACATCTTCAAGGTAATATATCTTTAGAGACTATGTTAATTTTAGATAGAATATTGGGATATAAAAATAACTTTGATAATAAATTAGATGATCCTGTATGGAAGGTTACTTCTAATAGAATAAAGAAGTATTCTCCCTTCCTAAATATAGACGTATTCCGTTATAAAAAAATCCTTAAGGATTTAGTACTTGACACTGCAAAGTGACTCAAGTATACTGGATACACACAAGCCAAATCTCAACAAATACGAGGTAATCTAAATGTCTTTTGACAAACTGAAAAAGCAATCCAAACTTGGTTCTCTTACCGATAGATTGGTAAAAGAAGTAGAGAAGATGAATTCATCTTCTGGTGGAGCAGATGAAAGATTCTGGAAAGCAGAACTGGATAAGACTGGCGTTGGGTCAGCAGTTATTCGTTTCCTTCCAGCACCTGATGGAGAAGAACTTCCTTGGGTAAAGGTCTATTCACATGCATTCCAAGGACCAGGTGGATGGTACATTGAGAACTCTTTGACCACAACTGGTGGCAAAGATCCTGTTTCAGACTACAATCGTCAGTTATGGAACAGTGGTAATGATGCTGATAAGGATACAGTACGTAAGCAGAAGCGCAAGCTATCTTATTACTCCAACGTTTATGTTGTAAAAGATCCTCTTCATCCAGAGAATGAGGGTAGAGTATTCTTGTTTAAGTATGGTAAGAAAATATTTGATAAGGTTCTGGAAGCAATGCAACCAGAGTTTGATGATGAAACTCCAATCAATCCTTTTGATTTCTGGCAGGGTGCAAACTTTAAGCTGAAGATCGTTAAGAAGGATGGGTTCTGGAACTATGATAAGTCTGAGTTTGATAAGGTAGCACCTTTACTAGATGATGACGATGCATTAGAAGCATTGTGGAAGAAGCAGTATTCTCTATCTGCTATTACCGCACCAGATCAGTTTAAGTCATATGAAGATTTGGAGAGACGATTAAAGACTGTCTTGGGACAGAAACCTGTCCAAGCTCCTAGACTGGATGAGGAAGTTGTTGCTGAGTCAGTAGACCCAGTTCCAGCTGCAGCAGCAGTCTCATCATCTTCTAATGAAGAAGATGAAGCTCTTAGTTACTTTCAAAAGTTAGCTGATAGTTAACTATACAGTTTAATATTTTCTCCTTTCTTCAAGGTGTCGCTCACATACTGAGCGGCACCTTTTTTATATGGCATTATATTATCCATATCATTAAAGATGACATTTAAATAATCTGGTTTGAGTAGAAAGATATTTCTTTTATCATCTTCCTTTTTAATTTCATATTGATAATTGGTAACTGCTTGAGTCATATTTGCAGCAGGAATAGTATGATAAGCATTGTCATCATAATATTCATAGTAGTATGCATTACCTGTTCCAACTGTTCCTTCTACAGTAAAGGTAACTTGTTCTGTTCCTAATATTTCTGGTTGTTTAACTTCAGGTATGGATGGTAGAACATATGTAAATCTAATAACTACATCTCCAACCTTAAGGACTGATGTGACAGGAAATCTACCATTATATACGCTGGAAGATACATTATTAATGAATACTTCTGAACCAACAACCAAGTCTTTAATACCATTATACATGGTAACAGTTGCTATCTTAGATTCAGTTCCTGATATTTGATTTATTTTTGTGTTAATTGCTTGAATATAATTTCCATTAGTTCTCCAGGTCTTAGGAGTTTCTAATCCGCCAGGTAATATAACTCCACCTTTAGAGTTTTTAATTTCTACAGTTTCATAATGATGAATGCCTGAGTGTAACTTATCATATGTTTCATACTTCTCCAGTAGTATTTCATCTAAAGATGTTTGAGGTAATGGCCATTCATCTTGAACATTTAATATGTTATTGGATAAAAGAACTACCCAATCTAAAGAAGAGTCATCATACTCTTTAAATGCTACGTTATCTGGTCTCTCATCACCAATTATTTTATACTTAGTAAAGAAACTTAAGTTTCCAAATATATCAGGACGAATTCTTCCTCTTTTAAATAAATTTTTGACAGTAATATAGTTGGAAATATCAGTACTTCCTTTACTCCTATTGACATATTCGAAGTTTGGTACTTGTTTAAAATAAGAATTTGTCATGGTTAGAATCCCATATCGTTACTGGACATTTCAATTTCATCTTCGAATATTGGATTCAATTCTTGGAAGGTCATGCTGCAAGTGTAGCTAGTCATAGAACCATCATCATAAGTCATGTATGAACCATCAGGAGTGTATTGAACATTGAAAGATTGGAGAGCACATAATTTAATTTTATTTAAGAATGGATGTTGTCCACCACCTTTAAATATGTATTTTAATTTGAATACATTAGGAGACTCTAAGAATAATTTTCCTTTTCTTTTAGGAGCCATTTGTTTCTTAAAGAACTTGATGATACTTCTAATTTCTCTTGCTTCTCTTTTTTCTCTAGGTGTAAATTGATAATTATAATTAAAAGTTCTTAGTCTAGGACCACTGAAGAGAAGTTCAAGGTTAGGATTCATTATCTTACCTGTAGTTCTGGTGAACACATTCTTTCCTACTGCTTGTTGAGCAAAGTAAGCAGCAACATCGCCAGAAGTAACTCCTCCTTCACCAAATACTGTTTTAAGAGCATCTTTACTACCTCCTAATAAACCAGCCAGCATTTCCTTATTACCTTTTGAAGCACCTTCAATTGTTGAACCTGCTATGTTTGCTGCTGCAGCTTCAATTGCATTGAGTGTCTCTCCTCCCCAATTTACATTACTTGACTCTGCTAATCCAGGTTGCATAGGAAGATAGACGCTTCCTACTGAAGGCATGTTTCTATCTTCTGCATCTTGAACCATCCCTTCTGCACCACTAAATGAGTTTGGTTTATATTGTTTAGCAGTTACTTGTAAGTAATCAAATCTTTTTCTATCTTTATTAAGAGGATACCTTCCTACGAATTTACCTCCTCTACTAGTAGATCTATTATTAGCATCTTTATTTCTAGTAGTAGTTTCCCAATTTAAATTAGCATCAGCAATAGAAGCAAAGGATATATTAGGGGAATTTTTTCCTGTTGCTTTTTTAAATGCATCTTTATACATTGGGTCTGTTAAAGCAGTTCCCATCCATTGATCACTAGCCCCTAACTTACTTAAGAAATTAGCACCATAATCTAAATTATATATTTTTGCATAATCTATTTCATCTAATGCAGGATTATAATAACTACCTGCTATTTCTTTTTCTGTTTGAGTAAGATTCTTTCCAGTAGCAGTTCTAACTACAGTCGCACTAGTTCCATCTGTCTTAGTGACAAATGAGTTTCCATCTAATAAGAATTGTTCGCTAGTGACTGATGACATCTATTTCTTTTTAGTTATTTAGTCTTAAAGTTTGCGTAATGTAATGAACGAAAGTAATCTATCTCGTCATTCTGTATAAGATGTAGTCTTCCTACAATTTCCTGCCATGTATAGTTCCTTGAGGTTCCCCAGTGGAAGTTAAGTCCTCTAAATCCCCATCTATCTACGTAGGTAACAGCAACTAGTGGGAACTCGTCATAAACACCAGGAGTCTTAGCATGATAGACAAAGGTATAATAGTTTCCTGCATCAGGAGTTAAGTCAGTTTGAGTGAACACCTCCATGATGTTCATCATAATATCATCAGCATTATTGAGTCCTTCAATTTGTTCTTGAAGTTCTTCTGTTCTTTCTGACATTACTTAATACCTAACTCATCTTCTGTGATTAGTTTGAATTCAATTCTTCTATCTAAACAATACTCTTGTGCTGCCTTCCATTTAGCTTGGTTGATAGCATAGGT